ATGCTGTTTGCCACATTCTCGGATGAGTTCTCGAAGTCGATCTCGACGTAATGAAGCTGTCCGGATGTTCCCAGCTCATCGGTGAACGTGACGCCGCTCGAGTCGAGCGCGCTAAGACGGTATACGTCGATCAAGGACGTTCGGCCTGTGGTCTTGTTAGTCGGAATATAGTGTGTCCCATACCAGAAGGTGTCCGTCGACGCGGCGATGAGGTCGAGGTGCTCTGCCAGCGATCCGACCATATCCGTGTCTCCCATGTCGGGAGCTGTGCCGAGCGAGCCCGGGCTAGCGTAAATAATCTTTGTCGCGTAGCTGGAGTCCACGATTTTGTTTAGCGCGGCGACCCGCTTTTTCCAGTCGTACACCGAGTCAGTTTCATCGACGCCAGTCGTCTCGTTAGCGCCACCAGCACCGACGGCCTGAAACTGGGAAATGTACCCGACCCAGTCCGAGACGAAGATCGTCGTCAAGACGTTCGGTGTGGTGTAGCTGACGGAATCGTCGAAGACTACCCTCTGGGATACATCCTGAACGTAACCGACGAAGGCGTACTGGCTCGCTCCGGTCTTGAGACGGACGAGGTCGCCGACAGCGGGGACGGTCGGAGCGTTCTTGAATGTGGCCACCAGAGTCCCCACATCGACGCTGGGAGTCCCTGGCATACCGAGGCGGCCACCTTCGGAGTAGCTGATTCCGTTGACCAGATAGGCGGTGCGGTCGACCCACGAGAATGGTGTCGTCCACGCGGTCGTCTCGAGGAAGATATCGCCATAGAGCGGGCGTTCGATGATTGGAAGCGTCATAGACGGCCACCGTTCGAGCGTTTGTAATCGTTGAGTACTCGGGCGACTTCTCGACCTGCGGAGACGGAATCGACCGGTGCGTTGAAGTTGACGATGAGAGGAGCACCTTCACGGTCGGCCACGATGCCCGGACCGGATGATGTTGTCGAACCAGTGCCGTTATCACTACCGACGCCATAGTTTCGGCGTCCACCACGTCCGCCACCACCTTCGCGGAAGACATTATTTTCGTCGTTGTATTTTGCGATTGCCGTCGTTGCTCTATCCCAAGCTTCCATAAGGTCGATAACGAATCCGACAACGTCACTAATTGCTTTTGCCATATCGACAAAGGCGTCGATAATCCTCTTTAGATCGCGTTTACCCTGTGGCGATGCCAGCCACGCGCTAATCTGTTCGTTCATGTCCTCGAGATAGGGAAGCATGGCCTCGCCTATGCTGTCGCCCATCTCGTTGAATTGCTGAACCATCTTTTCAAAGGGAGTGGCCGACTCTTCCGCCAGACCCTTGACTCGGTCTTCGATTTTGCCCAGGATAAGCTCCTGCGCTTCCATCTTCTTGCCCGACTCGGCGAGTACGGTAATCTTCTTGCGCTCTTCTTCGGTGAAGACCACACCTGCACGATTTAGCGCGTCGAGGTTTTTCAGCGGGTTCTCAAGCATCCGACCAAGCTTGGTCGCGTTCGTCTCCATCTCGCCAAAGCCACCAGCTGCCAGGTCGATTGCAGCCGACGTTGCCCGGTCGAACGAAGCTCCCATCGTATCCGCCGACTTACGCACCGACGCAAACATAAGGAGCTTCTTCTGAACAACCTTGATTTGCTCGTCGTCGATACCAGTCGCTTTAGAAACGCGGTCCGCATACTGTCCCAGACGCCTGACAGTGCTGTCGGTCGCCGCCGAGACTCCCTGCATATTCTCAAGCATGAAACGCAGCTGCACGTCAGCCTTACGCGACTCCGCACCCATGTTCGCCAGCATCGGGATAACGCGGAAGAGAGACGCGGCAAGCGTGACCACGGCCGCCGCACCCATCCGGATACCCTTCTGGGCAATACGACCAAAGTTAGTCGTATCCCGACCAGCACGTTGCAGACCAGACGACCACTTACGAGTCTGAGCGACGAGCGTAACGATCATGTTTCCGCTTGCCATGTTCAGCTCCTCTTAGTAAGTAATTCGGTAAGCGCTTCGAGCTCGAGAGCGGTAAGCTCCCGAATCGTTGCCGGTGGTAATCCTGTGGCCAGGACGTAGCTCATTACGCGCTCCGCCTGGTCCTTCTTTATTTTTTTGGTGTGGTGTCCTCGAATATTTTCTCCAGCTCGTCGGGAGTGAGCTGTCGAGCGTCCTCGATCGTAAAGTCTTTGTTCTCCTTGCGCTTGAGCACCCACACCAGCGCGGTGCGGAGCTTCGAGACGCCAGGAGCGTCGTCACCGATACGAGCGAAGCTCATACCGGCATAGTTTTCGATGTCTTCGATATCGCCGAGGGTAAGGGCGTTGATATCCATGATTCTCCTTATCGTTTCTGATATTCGAACCCATTCGTCTCGATGTATCGAGCGAGTAGGTTATTCCATAAGTTTACGACGTGCGGCTTCGAGTTCTCTCGAGCTCGCTTGAGGTACTTATTCGGGTTTCCCGACCGGATTGACTCGTATCGGATTCCCTCGAAGGGCGGACCGTTCTTGCTTCGGCGAATGGTGTAGCGACCGAAGGGATAGTACCGGCCGAACGACACCGATTTACCGTAAGGCGTATTAGCAACGACGACGCCACCGATCATGGTGCTTTTCTGGCCGTACTTGTTGACGACTCGAGCTGAAGCTTTACCGTCGATTTTGCCGGCCAGCCTAGAGGTCTGAATCGGTGCGAGACGTCGACCCTCGGCGGCGACCATCTGAGCGCCGCGCTTCATCCATGAGTTGTATGTCTTGTAGTCTCGAGCCATGCGGAGCATGAACGTCCGTGTCTCACGGATGCCCGATATCTGCGCGTAGCCTTTACGGTTGAGCTTTGCGCTCGTCCGAAGGCCGAACCCGACCGTAATCGGGTCCGACCCATTCGAGACAGACCAAGTCGGCAAGGCTTAGGTGTTCGGTGCGGACGTTGCGAGGAACGGTTCGCCGACGATGTCCATGCGGACGCCTTCGAACGAAAAAGTCCCGTCCGGGCTACTCTGGCCACCAATTGTAAAGGACCCTCGAGCGGGGATCCGAACCTTCGAGACCGACACCGACGGAGTGGACTCGTCAAGCGAACGGAAGTGCGGCTCGTCCGTGGTTGCGGTCGGGTTGCCGTGAGGTGCGTAGGTGTAGTCGACCTCTTCGCCCGCGTTGTTCCACATCGCCATCCAGAAGGACGTCGACTCGGTGGACTGGACGCCGGACACAGTCAGGAAAAAGTCCTGTCGGCCGCCGATTGAGCTGTCATAAAATGTGACACTGTCGCTAGCGGCTTCTTCGGACGAGAGCTCGACCGAGGACAGGTCTGCCCAGTAATCGACGCCGTCGATGATGAGCTTCAGCGCATTGGCTTTGATTCGTGTGGAAGTGACCATTATGGTCCTTTCTATTGTCTGGTGAGTTGGTATACGACCGTCTCGACGCCGAGAAACGTCGAGCTGTTCTCCTGGTAAGCCTCGGGTGCTCCGATGCCTTCCATGTAGAAGCCGGCTGCGGAAGAGACAGCATCGAAGAGATCCTCGACGTATCCGTCCACCGTGCCGGTCGCGTTCTGATTCGTAAGTGCCTGGGCGAATATCCGAACGTTATATCCGATTCGCCATTCTCCGTAATTCTCTCCGGCCTGAATCCATTCGGCGGCCGGGAAGATTACAGCACAGGGCGGGGTAATGTTCGGCGGGACATAGTCGAACGTGCGGAAGCCAGCATCCTCAAGGAGTGATGCCAGTGCCGCACGAGTCTCGCTAATCATCGTCCGAAGCCGAGGTTCTTACTCGATTGCAGTACGAAGGGAGCGAGTAGATCGTAAGCCCGCACCATGCTGTCTTTGGCGATGCGGAGCGGAGCCTGGTCGAAGGATGCAAACTGGGCGATTCCGCCAGGTGCGCTTCGACGGTTGTAGAGCTCCGCTCCACATTCCATGATTGCCCGGGTACGAATGGTCGCGGGAACAGTGTCGACGTCTCCGATGAAACGGTCGACCAGCTCGACAGCCGGGTCCCAGCAGTGATTGTGAATAAATTCTTCATCCACGCCACCGATGACAGCACCGACGTAAGTCGTTAGGTTGTCCCACGCGGCCATTCGCTAATCCCTTCGAGTCAGTCCGTTATTACGCGGTCTGGTCGATGGGGATAATGAAGGCGGGGTGCTCGTCGGCGACGCATCCGAACGTCGACAGGCTGAACGTCTCCGAGAGGTTGACGACGTTCTCACCCGAGAGACGAAGAGCTCCCGAGGTGTACTGACGGAGAGCGAGCGACGAAACGAAGGCGCACTCGTCCTTGTTGACCGAGTCGAGACCAGCGTCAACGACGATGGGGATACCAGCGATCGTGCCACGGAGACCCGAAGGGTTTCCCGAACCGACAGCGCCGTTAGCTTCTCCCGAGAAGGAGATAACCGGAGTACCGTCGAGGGCCAGCAGGTCCTTGAAGGTCGCCTTGTCGACGACGAGAGCGTCGATGGTCACACCGTTCGGCTGGAAGTAGGTTGCGGCGGCGTCAGCCATGCCAGCGACCCATCCTGCGTAATCGGTCGATGCCAGCGTCACCTTGTTGCCAGCGGTGACCTGAGCGGCGACGACAGCCTGGTACTTCGTGCGGAGAGCCGAAGCGAGAGCCTTACCGAGCGCGATTGCCTGGCCACGGAGAACCGAGTCGAGATAAGGGATCGTGCTGCGGCTGATCACTTGCTTGCTCAATTCGGCGTAGTTGCCATAGGTCGAAATTGCTTCCGAGTCGGTCGTGATGTCGAGCTCGTAGTAACCGAGGTCGTCACCTTCAGCGGCCTGGACTCCAGTGCCGTCGGTGATCGCGTTCACCTTTGCGAACGTGATGGACATTCCCTCGGCGGGCGTGACGCCAGTGCCGAAGACAGCTCCGAGCGGGTTGGCGGCCTCGACGAGACGGATGAGGTCGACGTCGACAGGAGTGACGACCGATTCGCTTGTGGTCGCTCCGGTGTAGGCCCGCTGGGCGGCTTCCGAGCCGTCTGCGATTGCCTTGAGGAACTCGCCAGCCGAGCGGTACTGAGGTGCGGCGGGGACGTCGACCGTCTTGATTTCAGCTACCTCGCGCTCGAGGTGCTGGATTGCTTCACGGACATCGGCGATGTCGGAAGCGGTTTGCGTGGTGTCTTCCACAGGTTGCTCCTTAGAGAGTGCCGAGTCCGGAACTTCCGGGTCGGTGTTGTTATCGTCGCGGACGTCCGTGACGACAGCGCCGCTGTAGGCGGCGAAACTTACGACGCTAATTTCCTTGACGAGTGCGTCGCGTACCTCGGTGACGCCGTTTACGACGGCCGAGTCTCGCATGATGAATCCGACCGATAGTGAGAGCACTCCATCGGCGGCAAGAGTCGCGGCGTCGCGTCCTCGAGTGGTGTCGGAGATGAAGCTCTCAAACAAGAATCCTTCTTTGGATTCTTTGCCGGAAGTGATTTTGCCGATTGGCTCGGTGCGGTCGTGTTGCCACAGAAGAAGAGCGTTCGGGTCGAGCGTTACAGATCCTGGAGCAAAGCGCTCGTTATACGACGGAGAGACCTCGCCGTAAGGGACAGCGATGCCAGACAGCTGGCGCGTGTTCGAGTCGTAACGCAGCTCGATGCGCTGCTCTCGAGTCTCAAGGTTTTCCATTAGATACCTTCCATCGGTGCGAGACCTTCGATGCCTCGAACCTCGTTCTTATCGAGCCAGCCGGTCGCCGGGTCGAGCGCAATTTGATGCGCCTGGTAGCGGGTGAGCGTGTCGGAGCGGAGAAGGGCGTCGATGTTCATCTTCGCCACGTTGGTAAGACGGCCAGGGAGAAGCGCCGTCATGGCTTCCTCGATCTCGACGTAATACGCGGCGAGAGTGAAGCGGGTGAAGCTGATGAGCTCCTGCTCTATGTTCGAGTACGTCATGGAGCTCCCCTGCAAAGCGGTTGCCATGAGGTTGACCGGGATTCCGAAGAGTCGGGCGGTCTGCTCGACGCCAAAGCTCTGGGTCTCGAGGAATTGTGCATCCTTCGGGGACAGGTAGGTCGATTGGAAGGAGAGTCCGTTACCGAGGACGGCCGTCTTACCCGAGCCGAGCGCGTTCCACGCTTCTGCGGCCGCCTGAGCGTCTTCACCGTTGAGCATCTGGTCGGTCTTGAGGATGCCAGCTGGTGTGCCACCGTTGGCGAACCATTCGGAGACGTAGTCCCGCGTCGAGGTAATTGCCAAGAGCTCCTTTTGAGCGCTCTGAATCGGACCGAGTCCGTAAAGGTTACCGGGGACGCGGAGAAGGCTCAAGTGTTGGATATCGGTAGTCGATAGCGTCTGCGTCCCACGGTAAACGTAATTCTTTAGGTTGCCGTAATCGTCCGACTGGATCAGCACGTCGAACGGATTTAGACACTCGAGCTTGACAACCTCGTTGCGGGTGTCGTTACGGTAGACGCGCCAGAAGGCATTACCTGCCAGCGCGAGGGAGTTGACGGTCTGCTCGAGGAAGGCGGCGCGGGTCTGCTTCGGGTCGGGCTGACGAATCCAGAGCGGCGTCGAGGGAAGCTCCACACCGTCACGGTAGACGTGGACAGAGAGTTGCTTGATTGCGGTCGACAGAATCGACACAGCACGGAAGACGGCCGCGAGGGACAGCGCTTCGGATGTGGTGATGCCGGACGATGCGGATCGCGGGTTCGGGTGTGCCTTCGTGCCAAACTTGCGCGTCTCTAATGGCGCGACCGATTCCCGACCAAAGTCGAGAAGACCTGCCGCCGGACGATTCAGAAACTCGAGGAATCCCATTACGCTCGATTATGCCACCAAATTGGTATCAAACGCAACATTATTGCGCGAGCGTGTCGATAATAGTGCGAAACTGAGCTGCGAATCGCGCAGGATTATTGCGTGGAGACGTCGGGAGTCGAACCCGAGTCCGGCGTCGTTCCCTTGCGGGTCTTACGTCGTCGAATTACCGTTACGTCCCCTAAAAGAGCCGGCCACCACGAATGGCGGCCG